CATCAATCAGCATCCGAACGTCTACACCGTTTGCTAGGGTGTTAGGCCCGATTGAAATCGTGTCACCTGCGAAGCTATTGTTTGTGACAGCTGCAACCTGACCGAGTCCACCAGAAAGGGAATCAATTGGAGATCGTACATTACCGAGAACCTGACGGAGAGGTTTTGCAAGCTCAGCTGTCCTGGCGATGGATTCCTTCATTGGGTCAACGAAAATTGAGTCCCAGTTCGGGATTTCTGAAAATGGCCCTTCTTCGGCAGGAGAGTTAGGCAGCAGGCTCTTCACTTTTTTCAGGGCAGAAGAGGCAGCGTTGTATACAGTTTTTGCAGCTGAGGATACTCCGCTTGCAATCGAACTTATTATAGAGGAGCCTGCGGTCTTCGCAGTGCTGGCAGCTTCTGAAACGGATTTTGTTAGCGGCTGAGAAATCGCAGAAGACCAGTCTGGCAGCTTGCTAAATGGACCCTGTTCAGCAGGGGAAGAAGGCAGATATGATCTGAGTTCAGCAAGCAAGTCTTTTGCCTTCTTGATTGCCTTATTGAACCCGCTAACAATTGAGTCGTAGAGAGCATCGAGGATAACCTTACCAGCATTGCTAAAAGCAGAAGATAGGTTTCTGATGCTGGTTGGAAGTCCTGAGATTGCAGATACAAGTTGGGAACCTGCATTTTTGGCAGCTGAAACTATGTTGTTCCAAGTTGTCTTCCAGTTGTTCAGGAGAGTGTTCCCGGCATCTCTTATACTGTTGAACCTATTCTGAACATTGCTGTACATAGATGATAGTGCACTGTTTAGGCTGCTCGAAGCCGAGCTGGTGGCAGACTGGAAGTTGTTCCAGTGAGTTCTCCAGGTGTTTAGGATGTTGTTTGCTGCATCCCTTATCTGGTTGAACTTTGTCAGGACGTAATTGTATAATGTTCCGAGGATTGAATTTAGTGTACTGGCAGCTGAGCTAGTAGCACTTTGGAAGTTTGACCAATGTGTTCTCCAATTAGCCAGTATTGTAGAAGCAGCCGTCCTGACCTGATTAAACACATTGTTTACATAATTGTATAAAGTTGCAAGGATACTGTTAACTGTGCTCGCTGCCGTTTGTGTTGCGCTCTGAAAATTAGACCAGTGAGTCCTCCAGTTGTTGAGAATGTTTTGGGCTGCAGTTCTAACCTGATTGAAGGCGTTGTTAACATAATTGTATAAGATAGAAAGGACTGAATTGATAGAGCTAGAGGCAGAGCTTAACGTGCTCTGGAAGTTCGTCCAATGGGTACGCCAGCTGTTAAGCAGTCCTAATGCAGCAGAAACAATGCTGTCAAACCTACTTTTTACAGAGGTGTAAAGGCTCTGTAGATAGCTCGATATTGTCCTTGGCAGTCCTGCAATGTAACTCTTGAGGTTTTCGAGATGTCCTCTCCAGCCAGTGTAAAGGTCATATGCGTACCGCACAGCATCAATAAACAGGCTGGCAACCTTAGCAACAAAGAGAACCACCCCGGCAACCACAAGAGCCAGAGCAGCAGGGATTGCAACCGCCATTGCTGCTATGACTGCAACGAATTGAGTTATTTCGGGGTGCCTTTTTACCCAGTCAAGTAGGTCAGCAATTGCTCCGCTGAACAGGTTTATTGCAGTCACGAAAAGGGAAACCTTGCCTTTTGCATTGTCGATTGCAGTACCACTAAGAGCCACGAACAGAGCTGAGAGAGCTGGTGTGACGTACTGCTTGATTTGACTCCAGAGAGTTTCCAAGACATCGAATAGAGGATCAAGGGCTTTCCTAACTTCCGTATACAGGGTTTTCATACTACCTATAAATGTAGTTTTGAAAGTCTCCCAAATGACTTGTATGCTATCCCAAATACGGCTGAAGTTCTGACGGGCAGGTTCTAACGCTTCTACAAGCTGACCCCAGTATCTTTTAAGGTCACTGTAAAGCAGGCTTGCCCCCATCACAAGAGCATGATAGTAATACTCAAGTCTGTTCTTGATGGTATTCCATTTATCCTCAAGGTCGGCGGCGCTAATAGCCATTACAAGAGCGTGATAATAATACTCAAGCCGGTTGACCAGGACTGCCATCTGTTTCTGTAGCCAGTCCCATACCGCCTTAGCCTTACCCTGAATGTCAAACCAGTTATTTTTCCATGCAAGAGCCAGAGCTGCAACCACTGCAATGATAGCTGCAATGGGGAGAGCTAAGCCTGAGAGGGTTGTCAGGAATCCAGTAATAGCGAGTTTGGCAGAGGCAAAAGCTGTGGCCAGTACTCCACCAGTGCCTACAGCAGTAGCGAGAGTTCCGATTGAGGACACTACCGCACCTACAAGCATGAGGATCGGACCGAGTGCAGTGATGAATGCTGTGAACGCAATTGCTCCCAATTGGACTGGTTCAGGCAGCGCTGCAAATCCTTCTACAAATGCAGATATAGCAGGCAATGCGACATTCTCGATGAAAGGAATCAGTGTTCCTGTCAGGATCGGGAGCAGATCCTGTGTGATAAGTGGAATTATCTGCCCTTGTATAATCGGAAGCAGGTCGGCCTGAAGATCCCGTGCGGCTTCCGTGAGCGCGAGCATCGGATTCGAATCGGCAACGTCTTTAGCAGCCTTATCCGTCGCGCCTGCAACGTCCTGGACGTTTTGTATCCCGGAGGCTGTGGCATCAATTACCTGAGCTTTTACGTCCTCCCATTGAGTCCCAAACAGGGCAACCCCGGCTATATTACGTTTTACCGGGTCTTCGATAGCCATAAGCCCGGCAACAGTAGCAATAAAAGCCTCTTTTGCAGAGTCCCCACCGGCTGCTATTTTCTGGGACATCTCATCCGCACTTAAACCGATAGCTGCGAACCCGCTTATTGTAAGATCTGAACCGTCCTGGGCACGAATATTGAACTCTTTGACTGCGTCAGCTACTTTGTCAAGGTTCCAAGCTCCCGCCTCTGCACCCGAGATCAGAATAGCTAGAAACTCGTCTGCAGAAACACCCATGGCCTGAAACTGCGGAGCATATTCCCGGAGGGTATCCAGGAGTTCTTTTGAAAAATCCCCGCCTTGCTGATAGCCTGTTGTGATGATGTCTAGGGCGTGCTGTCCATCTATCCCGAAGTTCCGCATCAGAACGCCTGCTGCTGCGGTTACTTCGTTGACATCATCCCCGAACAGTTCAGATATTGTGATTGCTCCAGAAGCGACTGATTCAAGTTCTTGGCCGGCGAGGTCACCCATGTTTTGCCGGACAGAAACAATAACCTGATTAACCGCGTCTATTGAGTCCCCAAAGCCGTTTTTCCAGACGTTCATTGCTGCGTCTGTAAGTTTATTTGCTTCTTCTGCTGTAAGTCCGAGGGAAGCCTTTACCTGTCCCTGAGATTTTCCAACATCATTAGCCCAATTAACCAGGAGAGCACCAGTACCGGCAATAGCGAGGATCGGAGCAGTTATCCCGGCTGCCATACTGGTTCCGGCTGAACTGAGTGATTTCCCCATCGTCTCGAACTGTTTTCCCACTTTCCCAACTTCAGTCTGAACTTGAGAGAAGACACGGGACAGTTCTTTCATATCTCCGATAATGGAAACAACCAGTTCGCCAGCACTCATTTTTCCACCGTTTTATTATAAAGTTACTCGTTTTTTGACCGTGTTTTAGTCGGAACAGTTTTTGATTACCTGGAAACTTTCCAAGCTCCGTTCTCGCTTTGGCCTTCTGGATGTGCCTCTTTGAATTTCTCCAGCCCTGAAACACCACTGGATTTCACGGCTTCAGCAGGATCTTTGCCCTGCATGATTTCTCCGAGGACTCCCCAGAATACCTGAGCTGACAACTTCCGAGCTTCCCATCCTTTCCGATAATACATTATGATCTGGTCGAGGGTCATTTCATCAAGCAGGTAGTCCTTTGTCGCCCAGGCATACATCTCTCCGAGTTGAGAAATTATGTCCCAGATGGAGAGTTTTTTCCGTCTTCGCTTCCGGCTTCCCCTTCGTCTTTAAGCTGAGTCATACCGGAGAAAACAAACTTGACAAAACCTAACAGTTTGTTAGCCGGGATATTGTCAAGAAGCCAATCCTTTGTGATTTTTTGATTTGAATGCTGGCAAATCGTAGCTACGATTTCAAGCATGTCATCAAGGACTGACATGTCAAGGTTTTCCTCTGTGACGTTCTCCAGCTTCGTCACACCATGTTTTTTCGAGAACGCAATGAATTTGAGGGTTGTCCTAGCCGGGATAAACGAAAGGTCAATGATCTCGCCTCTAAGGTCGGCAGTCCTTTTCGGAGGTTCGAGAATTTCAAAATGGTCAAGAAGGTCAGTCAGTCTTAGACCCCCTGTTCGTCGTAGATCTCGAACAACTGATCGCCCGCAATCCTGGTTGGATCTATAATACCTCTGAGTTCGATTGGCGGTTTCATTGGTTCGTCTCCGTCATCGTCAGGCAGAGATAGCTCCAGACCTCCCTGGTTCTTTGCTGCATAGACAGTGATCCTGAATTCCTTCCCGGCTGCGTTGGTATTGGTCAGCCGGACCACACGCGGGTTAATGGTGTTGAGACCACCAGTGGACAGCTTCACGGAAGCATTGGGGGTATAAGAATAGTCAACAAGAATTCCTTCTCCAGAAGTAATAGCAGTAGAAGCGGCTACCCTGCCGATACAGGTAAACCCGGATGCATCCACGGCGACCACGTAATCTGTATTCCGGACAGCTGCATTCCCAGAAGCATCTGTGACAACGATAGACTCAACTTCTGAGCCGTCACCCATTTTGTGGTTCAGCCTGACCAACCCGGTTCCGGTTAGGGTATGGGCTTCGTTTTCAACCGAAACAGGAGTTCCTTCAACTACAGTAAGAAGATCCATTCCACCTCTAATCAGAGCGAGGTTCTCAAGATCCACTTCCCACATCTCAACCTTCACAGTCGCGGTGTGGTTTATCACAGGTCCCTGAATCTCTGGAGCGTTACTCGGATTGAACACAACAGCCTCGAATCCTTCAGTGAATTCAACGCCCGTCACCGCCCCGAGGTTTACGAGGCTGTCTACGTTTTCACCTACTTCGATTTTCGCGTTACCGAAGCGGATCGTATTCGACTTCTGAACAGTTGTCTGGTAGTTGACCATTTGTTTTTCACTTCCTGTAAATTACCTTAAAGTCACACGGAATATGATACACTCCGGGTAAGTCCTCATACTGGTCCGGAGCTTCGATAGGGATAATTCGGATAATTTCAATGCCTGAAACAATCCCGGAGAATCCTTCCAAGGCAGCCTCAACGACCTGAGAGAGTTGCTGAACCTGCAGGTAATCTTCTGCCCAGCACGAAATCTGGAATCTCGGGGAACCTGTAATTTGTTTGCGAGGGTTCGATGGTTTGTGAATTGAGAGAGCCGGAAGAGTGCAGTTAAGAGGAAGCTTGAATGGATGGATCTCGGAGCCTACAAAACTCTTGACAGCTGCATTGCTCGTCAGGATCGTCCGGATGGCTTCATCTATGATCTTCATTTGTGCCTCACAAGAATCTGTCTGATCTTCGTTTCAAACGCTGCATTGATCTCTTTTTCATTCTCATCCAGGGCAGGACGCAAGAAAGGTCTCGGCTGCTGATGGTATCTACGACCCAACCGGTCTGTATCCATGAAGCCCTTTTCTAGCCTCATCATGTGGCTCAGAGTACCACCCACCTGAGAAACACATCTGCCAGGAGAGGTTTCTTTCCTGACTTCTCTGATGTTACGCCTCGTAGCACCTGTGATTACTTCAGGAAAATCTGGATGACCTTTGCCTACGTTGATCTTAGCTTCCCGAACAACGACTGCTGCTCCAGCTGAGGTGGCCTGTGATAACATAGCCTGCATTTCTTTGTCGATTTGCCGGAACTTCGCCTGCAGTTCTTTGATGCCTTTGACCTCAACCCGGAACATGTCAGCCATTCAAGTCCTCCCTAGAAGGAAAGCAATGACTCCAAGAATCAGCCCTACTAAAAGCTCGAGAACAACAGCTGAAAGTTTTGAATTCATCCGTTCCATTCTGTTCTCAAGCCGCTCCATTCCTTTTTCAAGTCTATCCTGGTCTTCTTTCCTGTCTTCCCTTTCCTGAAATATGCAACCTTGTACCTCACCCCTAAGCTTTTCTCTGTACTTCTCACACTGCTCATGGGTCACTGTACCACATTCTACCATTTTTCCCCCAAGATCAGCCGCGCTTTTTCACAGCTTTCAGTTCAACCTCGAGATGATCTATCTCGTACTCGCCGCTTGCATTCGGGAAAAGTTCGTACAGGGTTCCGACGTACATGACCTTGTATGGACCTGTGTATCCACGGACATTGCTTGTGACAATATCTCCTTCTTGGATCACGGCTTCTTTTGGGAGAAATAGAAGAGGCTCAGAAACGATGTAATCCCCACTTTCGAGAGATTGAATGCCTCCGGACCTGGAAGCCTGAGAGAACCTGCATGAGCTGGGTG